ATGATGGAAATGGATGACATAGACATGATGGAAACTATTTACGAACTCGAAATGGATATGGATGAAGAAGACGATATGGATGGTCTTATGGAATCTAAAAAGAATTTCAAAGCAAAAGGTATGGGTATGGGTAAACCTGAGTTTAAGTATGGTAAAGTAATGGATTATCCAACTAAAAAAATGAAAAAAGGAGATGAAGCACCATTTACAGGTAAACCTAAATATGACTTCGACAAAAATTCACCAAGTTTAAAAGGTGAGTTTAAAGAAGGTAAATATGGTATGAATAAAGGTGACAAATCTAAAACTCATAAAGGGGATGAAGATTATACCGCAAAAAAAGGAATGAAATCCAAAACTCATAAAGGACTTGATTTTGAGAAAAAAGAAACTAAAGAAGCTTCTCGTACTTATGGATCAGGTTCAAAAAGTGGCCGTGGACTAAGAAAAGGTATTACACCTAACAGAAACCTTACATTCGAATCTGTAGAATCACAAGAAGTTACTCTATTAAGAGAAAAAAATGAAGAATACAGAAAGGCATTAAACGTGTTTAGAAATAAATTGAATGAGGTTGCAGTATTCAACTCAAACTTAGCTTACGCAACAAGATTGTTTACTGAACATTCTACGTCTAAACAAGAAAAGATTACCATTCTTAAAAGATTTGATTCAGTTGAATCTTTAAAGGAATCAAAAAATCTTTACAAAGTTATTAAAGATGAATTATCATCTTCTAAAACACAACAAGTTAATGAATCAATTGAAAGAACAATTCAAAAAACTCCTTCAACTGGTTCCGCTATTAATTTAATCGAATCAAAAACTTACGAAAATCCTCAATTTATGAGAATGAAGGATTTGATGACAAAATTAAAATAAAAAATCAATAAACTCGCTAAAAAACAAAAACAAATACAAAATGGGAGCATTATTAGAATCGGGTCTTGTTGGTAACATTGGTTTGAAACACCTTAAAGTTATCAAAGAAGATACTATTAACAAATGGGATAAATTAGGATTCCTTGAAGGTCTTAGAGGCCACCTAAGAGAGAACGTAGCTCAGTTATATGAAAACCAAGCTTCTTTCTTAATCAACGAAGCAACTTCAGATTCAGGTTCTGGTTCTTTCGAAACTGTAGTATTTCCTATCGTTAGAAGAGTATTCTCTAAATTATTAGCTAATGATATCGTATCTGTACAAGCTATGAACTTACCTATCGGTAAATTGTTCTACTTCGTACCTAAAATCCAAGGTTATTCTGGTGGTTCTGTAACTAATACATTAGGTATTACATCTGGTGACCACTATGCACCTGTAGGAAGTCCTGGTAACTATCCTGGTGACCCTAACGCAGGTTATAATTCTGGTACAGGTGAACCTTTCGGTACTGCCGCTAAAAATCTTTATGATTTATTTTATGAAGGTACTGAACCTGGTTTAAATCCTGGTGGTCTGTTTGACTATTCTAAAGGAAAATTTGTAACCGTTACAGGTAACACTCCGACAGTAGCTTGGTCTAATGGTCAATTAGTTGCATCAGCTTACACACAAGCATCTGGTGCTGCTGGTGTGACACAAGAATATAGAAAGATTATTGTAGCCCTTTCAGGTTTTTCTCAAGCTGGTGTTGGTAAACTTATCGGTCCTGATGGACAAGAAATCGATACAGAATCGTTCTTATCTAATCTTGTACTTTATACTGCCGATCCAACTGCTGCAGCAAGTTTAAGTACTTCAACATTTACACCTTTGTTGTTCAGAGTTGTAACTCAAAAATATGGTGGTGGAATCGTTAATCCTAACTACAATACAACACAAGCACCATTCAATACAAGTACAACTGGTGGTAATGGTGCTTACTTTGATAATGCTTGTTCAGTCGCAGGTTTTATTTATTTGGAAATTGATACTCAGGTACCAGTTTGTGTTGCTTGTAGTCAATCTACTCCTGATGGTTATTCAGGTGCAACTTTACCTGCAGCTTCTTTCTCTGGAGCTAATGCTAATACTGTTATCAAAGCTGCATGGAGAAGATACGAAGATCTTGAATTCGAAGATAAAATTGGTGAGGTTTCTTTCGACCTTGAATCAGTAACTGTTTCTGTAACTGAAAGAAAATTAAGAGCTCAATGGTCTCCTGAATTAGCTCAAGACGTTGCTGCATTCCACAATATCGATGCTGAAGCTGAATTAACTGCTCTTCTTTCTGAGCAAGTTGCTGCTGAAATCGATAGAGAAATCCTACGTGACCTTAGAAAAGGTGCTGCTTGGAATCTAAGATGGGATTACAACGGATGGAGAAGATTGTCTGCTACAACTTCTTACACTCAAAAGGACTGGAACCAAACATTGATTACTGCAATCAACCAACTTTCAGCTCAAATCCACAAATCTACTTTAAGAGGTGGTGCTAACTGGATTGTTGTTTCTTCTGAGGTTTCTGCAATCTTTGATGACTTGGAATACTTCCACGTGTCAAATGCTTCTCCTGACCAAGATCAATACAACATGGGTATTGAAAGAGTTGGTACATTATCAGGTAGATACCAAGTATATCGTGACCCTTACTTCCCAGCTAACCAAGTGTTAATCGGACATAAAGGTACATCACTTCTTGATACTGGTTACATCTACGCTCCGTATGTTCCACTTCAATTAACTCCAACAATGTATAATCCATTCAACTTTACACCAATCAAGGGTATCATGACCAGATACGCCAAAAAAATGGTAAATAACCGTTTTTACGGAAGAATTACAGTTGATGGTGTTAGAACATTTGACTTAAATGAATTAAGATAATTAATCTTAGGTAATATTTACGAGAGGGACAAGTTTTTGTCCCTCTTTTTTTTATAAATTAAACTAACAATTGATTTTTCGGTTTAATGTTATATATTTATTTGTATGAAAAAAATAGAATTAGCAAAAGAAAAAATTGATGAGATACTATATTTGTACAATGAAAAATTGTTAGGTTCACATTCAATATCTAAATTAGTTGGGCTGAACAAACAGATTATTTTAAGAACATTAAAAGAAAATGGAGTTATATTAGGTTCTTCAGGTAGAAAATTTATTGGTGGAAAAAAAATTGCGGAAAAAAAATATAGAGATAAAAACAAAGAAAGATTAGATGAATACTATAAAGAATGGACAAAAAATAAAAAAGAACATAGAAAAGAGTATCTTAAACAATATAGAGAAAAAAACAAGGAAAAGATAAAGGAAGTAAAACGTACTTATCAAAAAGAAAAAAGACATACCGACCCTATCTATAAACTTATCTCTAACTTCAGAACTGCGATATACATAGTTCTTAAAGAAAACAAGTTAGACAAATATACCAACTACTTCAATATGGTTGGATATTCTGCTGAACAACTAAAAAAACATTTGGAAGAACAATTTACTGATGGTATGAATTGGGAGAATTATGGTGAATGGCATATTGACCATATTAAACCTATTTCATCATTTGAATTTGATAGTTCTGAAGATGAACAATTTAAAGTGTGTTGGTCTTTGGATAATTTACAACCAATGTGGGGTATTGAAAATATAAAGAAGGGTAATAAGATTTTTTAACCTTTTTCGATATTTATAAAGAAAATACTTTCATATGCAAAAGAAATTATATTTCCTTAATGAGGAGGAGAAAAATAGAATATTAAATCTACACGAGAGTAGAACAAGGAAATCGTATTTAACCGAAGGTAATTCTAGGATAACAAACCCAAAATTAGCAGTAAATGATTGGGTAAAATCTAGGGATTCCTCTTTTGAGGAAATCAACAAAATGTGTAAGGACGAAACACTTTTAAAATCGGCTGAATGGTTAAATAAAAAGGATCAAACGATTGATTCTGCTGTTAGTACACTTTTTGATAGTGCAACTAATTGGTATTATAATATCTCCCCACAACAGGCAAAACTAACACTTCAAGAAATAAAAAATATGGGGAATTTAGCAAATTATTGTCTTGTTAACAAAAGATTTAAAGAACTTAAAGGATACGATATTTCATATTTAATGAATAACGCATTCTACAAAAATAAAGCTTGGGAAGAATATTTTTATAATCCAATAAAAAGTTATTTTGATAGTAAAAATGTTGTCGTAGCACCAAAGGATAATAAAAATACTCAGACACCAACAGTTAAAAATATTATGGCGGATTTAAAAACTAAAACCTTAGCATCAAAAGTTACCACCCCACCATTAGCATCTGGTATAGGGACAACAACAAGAAGTGTAAGTAGTCAAATACCTACTTTATTTCAACAAGCAGGTATTGAGGGAACATCTTTGACACAAGATACTATTAATAAATTATACGATAAATTATCAAAGAAGGCATAATATGAAACAGAATAGAGTAAGTCAAAAAGAAAGAGAAAGAATACTTCAAATGTATGGCTCAAAATATCTTAATGAAGAAACTACCGATAATAAAACTATTCAAGATATTCAAAAATTACTTGGTTTAACGGGAAGTCAAGCAGACAACATCTTAGGTCCACAAACCTTAAAGTTGATTCAAACAAAGTTAGGACAACCAGAAAAGAGTGCCACACCAAGTATTGAGGGATTCACTTATGAACAATTAAAAAAATTAGGGTTTAGTGATGAGGATTTAACAATAGGTAAATTTTCTAGATTCGCTTCGTTAGTACCAAAAGATAAACTTCAAGGTACTGAACCAAAAACTGGTGAGATTTTAAAAGTTAGTAGAGATACCGCACAAACTCCTGAACCGATTAAAATGGGTATGACAGCTAAGTCGATTACTACAGCACCAACTAAAGATGGTGTTCAAGTTGGTGTTGAGAGAACTGGTGGAGAAACATCGAAAGTTACTGGTACTGATGACAAACAAGTTATAGATTCAGCTAATCCGTAGATTGATTTTTACTTAATACACGGATTGATTTGGAGATAACTTCCGATTCACCAATTGAGTAAATACCTGAGTGATAAGCGTGTTTTACAGCATGTATTAGTAAAAATGTTGCGTTTTCTTGGTTCATAGTTTCTAATATTGTTTCTAAGTGATTTTCATCATAAAGAGGTACAACATTAAATAATTTACCAAATAAATCTTTTTCGTCCATTTAGAATTTTATAAAAATGATAGATAAAATAGTAAAAAAAGTAAAGGAGGAGTTGTTAAATGAAATGACTGTTTCATCAGCAGGTGCTGGTGCTTTTATCGTACCCCTAAGAGCAGGTAAACGAATATTTTCTAAATCTGAATTGGGTGCTTTTACTATACCTGTGTCTAAATATTATAGTCAACAATTAGCAACTGATAGTTACGATGGTAGTATGGATACACCTAAAAAGGACATTAAAAAAATTGAATCTAAGGCAAAGAAATCTTCAATACATGCCAAGAATCATCCAGTTAGAAATGACGATGATGGTGACGTAATTAATCCATTCCCAGGTCATGCGAATCAAAGACCCCCAGTCAAAGAAACTCTACAACCATACACTCAAAGAGTTAATGAATGGAAATATGAAGAAGCTCCAATATTGACAGAGGATTTGGCAGTATGGTTTGGTACAAAGAAAAAACCCAAGGGGTCATCACAACCAAAAGGACCTTGGGTTAATATATGTAGAAAGGTTGATGGTAAACATCCCCCTTGTGGAAGAAGTGAAGCTGATACAAAGGGGTATCCCAAGTGTAGAGCAGCTGGTGTTGCGGGTAAGATGACACAAGCTCAAAAACAAGCGGCATGTGCACAGAAACGTAGGGCTGAAAAAAAAGACCCGAAAATAGGGACTGGTAACAAACCCACAATGACATCTTATAAACCAAAAAATAAATAATTATTTAGAAGGGGTTAAATCATTAATAGATTTAACCTTTTTTATTATATTTTCCAAAGAGTGTTCAATTTGAGACATTATTTGGTCTTCATATTCTTGTCTGATTGTTTCTACTTTACCATCGTACATTTTGGATAATCTATCCCAATTTCTATCATTGATTGTTACATCATAGTGATAGATATGATTTGTAATACTGATTGTTCCGTGGTCTAATATACAAAACAAATCTAGTTCTGCATTTTTGATATATCTTTTTCCACTTAATGGTGCCATTAAGAATTTGGAATCAGGATGGGTAATTAGGGATCTTGCAATGGATAAACACATCTTTTGTGTTTGTGAAATCTTTTGTTCTTTAGTAGAACTATTTCTATTCCAAATTAACCATTTTACATAAATTCGTTTCATTAGACGTTTGATGAATTTTTCCATATTTTTTTATTTTTTGATTGAGTACAAATATATGGATTAGAATTGATAAAACAAAAA